ATGATGATGATGAAATTGTAATGAATACTAACGAAGATATTAAAGTAATACGTATAAACAAATCTTTTTTTTAAGATATAAAACACTAAATGTATTATGTATATTCATTATGTATAGCTTTAATAATTTTTATAATTATTAGTAGCTTTGAAAAAAAACAAACAATTACTGTTAAAGATTTATTAACATTTATAATTTTATATAGTATCGTTACTTTTGCCGTTTATTATATATATTCTGCTATGGATAAAACAACTACACCAATTGAATCACCACCTTCGTATATTCCTGAAACTATACAAACTGGATTTAATATTGTTTCTTCTTAACCGTAATCTTACAAGCATTTTTACTATTTTTTATTATAACATTAGGATCATATTGTTCATCTTCTTCTTTTTCATCATCATAATTACTTAATTTTTCTTTTTCATCTTGTATTGATTGCATATCCCATAAAGCAGAATCACATAATTTAAAAGTTTTATTTGGATCTGCTTTATACCAAAAAACTTGATCTTCTAATCTTGATCCAGATGCTCTATTATCTATTACTAAACATCCATAATCTTGTGTAACTTGTTCTAATACTTGTTCAAATACTTGCAAACTAGGAAACATTCCAGCATAATGTTCATATAGCCTTTCTTTATTTTTTTTAATATTTTCTTTAAAAATAAAAACATAATCAATGTTAGTTCTTAAAGCAGGACTTATACCCATAGGGAATTGCATTGTTAATAAAAATAATATTTTATAATGTCTTCCATTCATAAATATTTTACGTATATTTGCATCATTTGTCCAAGTTTTATCATACATTGCGTCATCCATTACTAAAAAAGATCTAGGATCTATAGATGTATGTCCATAATTTTCCAATTCTTTTTTATATTTTCCTGATATCTTTTGTTGTCTTTGAACATATTTATTTATCAATTCAGGAGAATATTCATCGTGTATTAATAATTTTGGTATAAAATGTTGAAAATATGAATTGGCGTGTTCTGTTGGCGATATTACCATTCCAATAGGAATATTTGTATGATATGATAATATATCCTTAATACATACACTTTTACCTCTATTACGTGCGGCTATAGCAACAATAACAGAATCATCTTTTATTTTTTTTGGATCAAACTTCTTTAATTCTAATCTAAATGAAGGTTTATTACTTGATTTCATTTAATCTTATGTTATACATTTTTAACTTCATCCTTTCGCACTTAACCAAGGATCTTCTTTATCATTAATAACATCGCTTATTTGTTCAACAGATTGGTCTTCTTCTTTTATTGATTTTATGGCATCAGTTCTACGACTATCAAATACTATATCTTTATTTTCTTTATTTTCTTTGTAATGTTTCATAAGTGTATTAAGTTCTGATTCTGAATATTCTTGATTTTCTACATTAGTTGCTATATGGCTTTCATAAGGCAACCAACAACCTACTTGTGCTACATAGATATGAAAATAAGGATCTGTTTTTTTTAATTTTTCGCATCTTGCTTTAGCTAATTCAACAGTATCATATACACCTCTTACTTTAATACCTCTTACAGATGTTTTAAAGTTATTTTCACTATGAAACTCTTTTTCAATTTCATCTGAATTAGTATTTTTAAAAAATGCTAATTGTTCATTCATATCATTATTATCAAAAATATATTTGTGATTATCTTTAATACCCATAATTATATCTTTGTTGTCTGGAAACTTATCAACTAAATTATCTAATAATTCTGCCATATCTTTCGAAAACTTTTCGGTAAATTTAGAAAAGTAATACGCATCTTTGTTTTTTATTACATCTTCGGGATTTAAAAAAGATACACATACAAAATTTTGATTTCTTAAAGGTTCATCTTCATCCAAATAATCTACTTTTGTTTCAGACATTTTAAATTGATTTTAAAATATATCTTTATATATAATAAAATGTATGACGTAGATATTAATGAACTGGTTTTAAAAGCCTTAAAATACCTGTTCCAAGGTCTTATGATAGCTATTGTAGCTTATTTACTTGATATGATTGGACCTAATAAACTTAATACTTGGGAAATTGCTATATTGTCAGCAACTGCTGCCTGTATATTTGCTATATTAGATATCTTAAGCCCGACTTATACACAATCCGCACAACAAGGTATTGGATTAGCAACTGGATTTAAACTTATGAGATTTCCTTATTAAAAAATTATATATAAACAAAAAATAAAATAACAAAAGCATAATGTTAAATAATTTAATTGAAAATGCTATAAGATCTAAAGGAGCACATTATGATTTAGCCGCAATCATTTATTATTTTTATAAAGATGAATATAAGGTCGTAAATGATAAGTGGTTTAAAAATGTTAATACTGAAACAAAATGGCAAGAAATGGAAGCACCCAATGATTTATATATTAATATTAGTCGTAAGATTTTTGATGTGTTAATGGAGGAATATGATAAACTATATCAACAAAGTAAAATAGCCGATACACTTGATTTGTCGGATTTATATAAAGAAAAAGCTAGAAAATTACAAAGAATTGCTAATAATTGTAAAATGGTTAATTATAAAAATAGCTTAATACGTGAATGCAAACCTTTATTTACTGTTGATGAATTATAGTTTTTAATATTGTTTTAATATCAACATCTTCTGTATTAATTGTTAAATCAGCATTTAATTTATCAATATTACATTCAGATATATGTTCTAGTCTTTCAAGATGTTCATGTGCTTTATCCTTATAAAGATCTTCAATTCTTTTTATCTGTTGATTTTTATGAATTACCAGTTTTATTATATAATAATTATTTTTCTTAAGATAATTATATTCATTTTCAAATCTTAAATCGTCTATTACAATATGTACCTTATCTTTTATTTCTTTATCCAATTGTTTTATCCAAATATTATTATCAATTTCTTTCATCTTTTCTGCAAAATCTTGAATTAACTTACGATCTTTATATTCCATTTCAAATATTTCTTTAGCATATTTTTTTACGTTATCAGCAAAACTACATTTTTCTAACTTTAATATGTTTTTAAGTTTATTTGCTAATGTTGATTTACCTGAACATATTTTACCGGTTATTGCTATTTTCATTATTTATATAAAAATGATTTTTGTTTAAGTTAAAATGATATATCATTATTAGATAAACTTAATTACACTTATTATACTGTAATAATCTATTATTTAATTTATTAAACTAGGAAAAGAAATCACTTAATTACGTTCATAATAAAGATTTTATCAATTATATTAAAAATGATAACTAATATATATAAATATTAATATGAATATTGATACTATTGATATTATTGTAAGTTATTTACAGGTAAATGATATTAAAAAATGTTTGTTTGTTTCAAAAAATATTTACAATAGTATTAAATTAAATAATAATTTATGGTTATCCATATGTAATAAATACTTTAAATTACCCGGTAATTATTTTCAATTTAGGAGTATTTTTAATTCTACTATATATTTACAATGTATTACTAATGCTACTAAGTATAAAGAATATTATAAATCTACGTATATTATTGAAAAAAATAAGAAAATAACTATTGGTAGATCAAGAACGAATGATATATGTATATTATATGATGATAATGTATCAAGACATCATTGTGTCTTTAAATTTATTGATCCTACTAAAATATTTATCAAAGATCTTAATAGTTGTAATAATACATTGGTTAATGGTAAAAAAATTAAAATTGAACAATTATATGTTGGTGATGAAATTACTATAGGCGGTAATGTTATTCTTAAAGTTGTTTTAGTATAAAAAAATGATATATTTATTTTATTATTAAATAAAATGGTTTTTGCCTATCAAAAGTTTAAAATTGTTAATGATATATTAAACAAATCAATTTTTGATCAAAATGTTATTTCAATTATATTAAAACATTATTGGAATAATTTAGAAGATAAAAGAAAAATATTACTTAAATGGGTTGATATTAGTAAATTAGATTGGTCTCGTTTATCACTTAATCGTAATGCTATTAATTTACTAGAAGAAAACTTAGATAAAGTTGATTGGGATTATATGTCTTTAAATCCTAATGCTATTAATTTACTTAAACATAGTGAGGATAAAATTGATTGGTATTTTTTATCTGCAAATAAAAATGCTATAGGTTTATTACAAAATAATATGTCTAAAGTTAATTTTGCACAATTATGTGATAATCCTAATGCTATTGAGATTATTCAAAATAAACAAGAAGAAATATGGCAAATGCCGTTAAATCGTAATAAAAATGCTATTCAAATGTTAGAAGCAAATAAGGATTACATTATTTGGTATGAATTATCTAAAAATAAAAATGCTATAAGTTTATTAAAAAATAATTTAAATAAAGTATCTTGGAAACATTTATCTTTAAATAAAAATGCTATTGATATTTTAACTGAAAATCAAGATAAAATTAATTGGTCTTATTTATCTACTAATAAAAATGCTATTAAGTTAATTGAAAATAACTTAGACAAAGTAGATTGGTTTATGTTATCTGCTAATAAAAATGCTATTAAGATATTGGAAAATAATTTAGACAAAGTAGATTGGTATTCGTTATCTTCTAATAAAAATGCTATTAAGATAATTGAAAATAATCTGGATAAAGTAGATTGGTGTAATTTATCTGGAAATCCTTCAATATTTGAAGATGAACCTATGCCAAATATTATATAGAATTATTAAATAATTCTATTAGTTCTATTAGTTCTTTAACTGTTTTATTATTACGTATAAACTTATAACCATTATAATAATAATGTTCTTCTGGATTATATATAATATTTTTGCGTTTATAATATGTCATTTCAATTGATTCTATTTCATCATCAATATTTATATATTCTAATGAATTATTTATAATTATAAAACAATTATCATCTTTAGGTGATTTTATTGATTCTAATGTATATTTCATTCTATAAGATAATTCTGGAGTATTATCTAGTGATCTTGAATGTAATAATGTTTTTAATATATTTTGCGTTATATTATGGTTAGTTGATATAAAATACTTATTTTTTTGTAGATCTTTTAGATCTTTTAGAATATATAATTTTAAAGGATTTTCGCAATAATATCGATTTGTTTTTTCAATTAATGAACCTTCATTTGGATAAAGTTGTTGTAAGAAATTATTATATTTTATTTTACTATCAATTTTTATTTCTTTTTGAAAAATTATATTATCTAAATGTATATTATCATTGTAATTTATTGGATGAACTATTAATAATATATTACAATCTTTATATTTTTCATATTCTATATATTCTGTATAGATCTTTGGAAAATATTTATTTTTAGGTTCTAATGATTTTATATCTTCTACAGTTTTGTCTATAATATTATTAATATCTATTAATTTTTTATGTTCATTATGATGATATATGTATAATTTAGCAAGATCATAATGATAATTGGTTATTTTATTTATTGTAAAAGTATTATTTAATTTTTTAAGATCAATAATAATATTTTGAAGATTATAAAATATTGTTTCCATATTATTATTATTCTATTTTAATAAAATTGAAACTTTAAACCGTTTGGTTTTTTCATACAGTTATATATCAAAAAAAATATATTTAATGTGTTAAATACCTTCTTTTAACTTATAATGAATTATTGAAAAGATCTTAGATAATAACTAGGAACTCATTAACTATTTTGTTATATTTACTACTTTTTGAAAATTACATAAAACCTTATAACAAAAAAATGATGTATTAAATAAATAAATACAAAATGTTAGCAACTAAAAAGACTTCTTCTAAAACTAAAAAAGATGATAAACCAAAACAATCTTCTAAAACTAAAAAAGATGATAAACCAAAACAATCTTCTAAAACTAAAAAAGATGATGAATTAAAATATAAATTAAAAAATATTACTGAAATTACTTCACCTGCTAAAATTAAATATAACAAAGTTACTATTGATCCAACAAAATTACATGCATTCGAAAAATATAAATTAAAAGATTTACAAATTACTAAACAAATTAAACGAAAACCTTATAAAATTTTTCCAGAAATAGAAAAAAATTCTATTATATTTGCGAATGTTAATAATAATGGTGTAGAATTAACAACATTTGATGAATATTTAAAAAACCAACAAAATATTAAAGGAGGTTTTGATCGAAATCTTTCAACACGTCATGCATTACCTAATCAACAACAAATTAATAATATGAATCAATATATTAATAATACTGCAAATCGCTTTGGATTTCCTGCTCCCATAATAGCTACTTTGGATCGTAATGGTGGTCATGATAATATTTATTTCGAAATTACTGCAATAATGAATGATAGATTAATTATTGCTATTTATGCCGATAACACATATGCAAATGAGTGTATGCATATCACCTGTTTATATAATGCACAAGCCTATGTCCATTTAACATTTTTCGCAAATTGTAATGGTGGTCAGCGATATCATATATATTATATGGTTAATCCTGATCCAAATAGTTTCATGGATGAGTTAATTCAGTTTATAGATATTGCTAGAAGAGACTTATTTGGTAGGAGCAGAATTCCTCCAAATTTTTGGACAGATAGATGGTTAAATTTGGATGCAAATGAATTTAATAATATTGAATATTATATGATTAGAATGAAGTCTGTTTTAGAACATTATAGAGACAATAATTAATATATGATATTCAAAACAAAAATAATAACTTTTTATTATGTTGTATAAATCATTTTTATTTTTTATAATAATCTAGTAAGATCCTAACAATGAGTAAATTATTTAAACTTCCTGAAAATTATTCGTGGAATCAATTAAAAGAAAGTTATAAAAAACTAGCTATTCAAAATCACCCTGATAAAGGTGGTGATCCTGATTTTTTTAATTTTATTACTGAACAATTCCAAAAACTTGCTATTGAAATTAAAAATAGAGATTCTAATAAATCACATTTTGATCTTAAACAAAATCATAAAGAATCTACTAGTCTTTCAAATCGTTTTGGTATATCTCAAGTTGCTAATGATACTTTTAGTAGTAAGTTTAATAAAGCATTTGATGAAAATAGATTTGTTGATGAAGATGTAGAGTTTGGTTATGGTAGTATGATGGATCCTTCTAGTAAAGTTCGTGAAGATATTAATATCACTAATGTTTTTGGTAAATCTTCTGTTAGTTCCGCAAAGTTTAATAAAACATTTGATACTAAAGTTAGACCTTCAACAAATGTTATTAAATATAAAGAACCCGAAGCTTTACCATCTTGTTCTAAAATCATTCATTCTGAAATTGGTAATAAAACAACAGATTATTCGGGTAAAACTTCTAGCAATAGTTTAAGTTATACAGATTTTAAAGTTGCTTTTACAGAAGAAAGAACACCTAATGATATTAATAGAAAGCAATTTAAAAATGTAAAAGAATATCAACAGTATAGTGATCGTAAATTAAAGAAAAGTATGACGGATAAAGAAATACTTTTTAAGAAAAAAGAAGAAATGTTAGAAGATAAAAGAGAAAAAGAAAGACTTTCACGTATTGAAGAACGTGATAAAAAATTAGCAGAATATTATGAAAAAATATCTAGATTAGGTTTGGGGAGTCAATAGTGGAGTTATTAGATCTTCAGAATAATCTGATCTGATTGATATTATTGATTCTTCAGATATATCTGAATCATATAATATATCAGATTCGTCAGAAGATTCAGTATAGTTAAATATATTATCTATAGCTGTTTTGTAGTTATTATCTCCTCCTTGTATTCCTAATAGCTCTTTATCTTTATACGTCGCGTTATCCTTAATATTTTCAAATAAGGTTGGTAATTCCTTATTAAGTGCTATTATATATTTTTTGGTTAATTCTTTTTTATTAGTATCATTATCAGTGTTTATTCCATTTAATATTTTATAGGTAAAAACTAAGGTTTCAAAATATATTGTATATTCTTCACATAATTCTTTGTTAGTATAATATTCTATTTGTATTTTCTTTGCAGTTCCTGTTAAATATATCATCAATTTATTTACAGCATCACATATATCTGTATATTTATCTTTATAATTTTCATGTTTTTTTATAATTTGTATTAAATTTTTTGTAGTATCATCAGTATGTGTAGTATCATCAGTATATTTGACGTAAAAGTAATATGTATATATTATGGGTATGTTGTTATCTTCCAATAATTTTTTAATAAGTGTAGCTAATTTTATACGTCTATCTAATTCTATTGTAGTTTGTTTATCAGGTGTTATGTCTTCTACTTTTTGATTAATGTCTACAATGGGTCCTGTTGCTTTGAATATTTGAGGTAGAGGTGGTTCTATTACTTCTTTTTGATTAATGTCTACAATGGGTCCTGTTGCTTTGAATATTTGAGGTAGAGGTGGTTCTATTACTTCTGTTTGACTAATTTCTGCATCTGTTGTTGCTTCTATTATTTGAGGTAGAGGTGGTTCTATTACTTCTGTTTGACTAATTTCTGCATCTGTTGTTGCTTCTATTATTTGAGGTAGAGGTGGTTCTATTACTTCTGTTTGACTAATTTCTGCATCTGTTGTTGCTTCTATTATTTGAGGTAGAGGTGGTTCTATTACTTCTGTTTGACTAATTTCTGCATCTGTTGTTGCTTCTATTATTTGAGGTAGAGGTGGTTCTATTACTTCTGTTTGACTAATTTCTGCATCTGTTGTTGCTTTTAATTTTTGAGGTAGAGGTGGTTCTATTACTTCTGTTTGACTAATTTCTGCATCTGTTGTTGCTTTTAATTTTTGAGGTAGAGGTGGTTCTATTACTTCTGTTTGACTAATTTCTGCATCTGTTGTTGCTTTTAATTTTTGAGGTAGAGGTATTTCTGCAGTTATTAAGTAAATTATCTTTAAAAAAATCTCATCAAAATTTTTAAAAAAAACGTTTGCCATTTTTCTCATATATATATATTTCGGAAATAAAATGTTTTCTGGGGTGTCGTTCAATTCTTCGACACCAATCTTTTTCATTGCCTGACATAATTCTCCCACGGTGGGCATTGTTTCGGTGGGCTGGGGGAGACCTTCTACGGTGTATAACATGACGAATTCCACTAACTTCTTGAAGTTGGTTTTTAACTGGTCAATACGCTGCACAGTATCGGGAGAAATGCCTGATAGTATATCTGTAATGTTGTTTGTTTTAAGGTCTTCATTTAATAACATTAGACCCTCTGAATATGATGGCTCTTGTATAATAGCATTATAGTTGTACAGGTGGGTCTCTATAAAGTTATGATATAAGGTATTAAAGTTGTTGTTCTTCATTATCGAGTTATATATATCTATAGTATCCGCCAACAGTACCAAAATTGTTCTAATATCGTTATTGATGTAGGTTCCTTTTTTGAACGTATCAAGGATGTTTAATGTCTCTATTAGAGGTCCTATACACGTTATATATGTCTTTACAATTTGACCTAAAGTTGTGACATTTATACAGTTAGCATAGTATATTTTTAAATCTGTAGGTATATATGATGATTGCATTGTAGTTAAAATTGTAGGTATATGTGATTGTATTGTAATGGTCGAGTTGACTTCTTTAAGTATCTTTGGTATTATTGTTTCTATTTTAGCTATTACGGCTTTAACATCGCTTTCACCACCAAATGTGTTGTTCATTCGCGTACCAGGCTCCGGATTGTTCAGTGATTTGTTGTTATAGTAGATTGTTCTGCCTATAGATAATGCTTCTGAGAGGTTGTTATATAATGTAGAATTGTTGCTGCTAAGCGATGCGTCGAAGTCATTGCTCTTAAGTTTACGTATATCTCTATTAATTTTAGGGCTGTATATTAGTATTATGTATATCGTCGCATATAATATTTCAAATGTTTCAAACATATTGACAGGAGTATAGTTTTCTAGTGCTTTAGAAACTTTTTTAAAATTAAAATGTGGTGTAGTAGGTTTTTCCGATTTATCTTTAATAATTTTAGTTATTATTACAATAAATAAAACTGGTATAATTAAAAACATTTTTGCGCCACCAGTCTTATAAGAATTAATTACATTTTCCATTTCATCAAGTGGATAATATTTTTTCTTAAATCTACAATATTCAATTCCATTATCTGTATATATCCTATAAGAATTAGAATTGAGAATTAATTTAAACTGTGTTTTTTTCATATTTACATTTAAAGACACATAAAGATTATTAAGAAAACATAACATATGACGAATTTATACCAAGTGTTAGGATTAGAAAAATCAGCATCTGCAGATGATATTAAAAGAGCATATAAAAAATTAGCAGTTCAAAATCATCCGGATAAAGGTGGTGATGAAAAGAAGTTTCAAGAAATATCAAATGCTTATGATGTTTTAAGTGATCCTAAGAAAAAACAGGAATATGATAGTGGTGGATCTAATGGAAATAGGTTTAATGGAAATCACGATGATATATTTGCACATTTTTTTGGTAGAAGAGGAGGAGGACCGCAACAACCACAAAAATGTAATGATATTTTAAAACCATATAAAATAACTCTACGTGATGCTTTTACTGGTGTAAAAAAAACATTGAAAATTAAATTAAAAGCATTTAATTTAGATAAATTAAAAAGTTGTAATGATTGTAATGGTATGGGTAGAATAAAGAACATACGTAATATGGGTGTATTCCAACAAGTTTTTGAAATGCAATGTAATAGTTGTAGTGGAACAGGATCAAAAAACTTAGAAGAATCCGCATATGAAATTGAAAAAACATTAGAATTGAATATACCGAAAGGAATACATAATAATAATAAGATTTGTATAGATGGTTGTGGGGAACAACCTAAAGTAAAAAATAAAAAACCAGGTAATTTAGTATTTAATATTGAAGTAATAAATAATGATGCTTTTACACGTGATAAGGATGATTTACATTCGTCAATAAAAATAGATTTTATATCTTCATTATGTGGAGCAAATATTCAATTTAATATTATGGACGAGGATAAAATAACATTTAATACAAGTGATTTTAACATAGTGCATCCAAATAAGAAATATGAATTTAAAGAAAAAGGAATGCCAATCCAGGGAACAAATAAAAGAGGTAATTTATACATTGAGTTTGATGTAGAATATCCTACATTAACTGAGGAACAAAAAAAAGGTATTAAAGAAATGTTGAAATAGATATATAAAAATGCATATAACATCTTTAGTAGCAGGAGAAGAGTTTGCGAATACCTATATTGATTTTACTAAACTTGGAAAATTAGTAATTGATGTAGGTGGTCAAGATGTGAATGGATCTTTAAGAGAATATTATGAAAACAAAGGATTAAAATATATCTGTGTGGATATCACAGAACATAAATCAGTTGATGTAGTAATAAAATTAGGTGATAAACTACCTTTTAGAGATTCTAGTGTTGATTACATAATATCTAATTCAGCATTTGAACACGATCCTTGTTTTTGGATGACTTTTAAAGAAATGACTAGGATAATTAAAGAAGATGGATTTATATATGTAAATTCACCATCAAGTGGTCCTTATCATCCATATGTTACTGATAATTATCGTTTTTATGCTGATGCCGGACAAGCACTTGCTTATTGGTCGGGTATTCAAGTTGTTAATGAACCTGTGTTTCCTGTTAAAGTAGTAGAAACATTTAATATTTTAGGAACAGAATGGAAAGACTTTTGTTGTATTTGGAAAAGAGTTAAATATAAAGAAACTTCTCATATTTTAGCAGAAGATATAGTAAAAACAAAAGAAAAATTAGAAAAAGCAATAAATGAGCGTGGATATGAAACTGTTAAAAAGAAATAATTATTCTTCATAAGCAGGATCAAATACACTGATATCACTAGTTTCCATATAACGAACTAATCCGGGTGTTCCGTAATAATATGTGTTAAGTTCATCAATGAAATCAAATTGTTCTGAACAAGAGCATGCTAATTTGCGTTTTTTATCCGTATATTTATTGATATCAAAATATTTAATATCAAAGCTATTTTTTACATCACCTTCTTTACAAGCACATTTAATGTCTGCTCTGCGTTTTTTAAGATCATATTTAATTTTATACATTGAGTTTTCGTATTTATCTTTAGCAACTAAACTAATTCTATCTTTTGTTGTGCTAGGTCTATAACAACGTGAAGATTTAACTGCTTTATTATAGTTAATATGCCATATTAAAGTCATAATAGTTAATACAACAAATAATGAAACTATTAATGTAAAAAATAATTCATAATAATCCATATTTATCTAATTATAACATATAATAACAATTTCATTAGATTTTTTGGATTTATTCATTCCATAATTCCAATCAGTTTCAATAATTTTATAATTTTTATAAAGATCTTTAATATAATTACAATTATTATAGGTCATTATCCAATTATTTTTATTTGATAAGCATTTATGTAATTTAATATGATCAAAATGTTCGTGTAGATCACCATTATTTCCATATAAATTTGATTTAGATTCAAGATAATATGGAGGATCTAAGAATATTAAGGAATTCTTATTTTGTAAGAATTCTTCAAAATCCATATTTGTTATAGTAAGACGATCTAAGTGTAATTTAGATATTCTTTCAATAGATGTTGTTGTAAATCTTTTAGTAGATGATTCTAATGAAAAACCACCTGATAATGTAGCACCACTAAAAGAACATCTATTTATTATGAAAAACATTATGGATTGTTTTAATGGATCGGTTTCTATTAATATTTTATTACGTAGATCTTGAAATTTATTTTTAGTAATAGTATTGATATATGGATAAAGTTCTTTACATAGTTTATCGTTATTATCTTTGCAAGTTTTCCAAAAATTGTATAAGGGTGTAAATTTATCATTAGCAATAATCTGTAAATTTGGAAAGGTATTTTGTAAATGAAATTCAAAAGATCCTCCACCAAAGAAAGGTGATATAATTGTTGTAAATTTACTTAAATCAAAATATGTTGTTAGGATTTCGTAGAGTTTATTACAAGCTTTTGTTTTACCACCAGGATATCTTAATGGTGATACGTTATTAATAAAATTATGTTGTTTAGAATGAATAAGTGCTACTAACTTAGTTTTATTGCAATTTAAATAACCTGAAATATTATTATTTTTACAGAAGGTTATTAATTTATTTTTAGTCCAATTTATAGTAGGTTTGTTATCTGTTTTAGCAAGATCTTCAAGTTGGTTAGCAAGATCTACATTAATTTTAGTAAGATTATCATTCTTAATTTCAAAATCTTCAAGTTGTTTAATAAGTTCTTCTATCATTATATATATTTAATGTAATATAATTCATTTTTATATTACTTATTCTAAGCTACTATATATGGCTGTGCATACATTTTTAAATAGTTTATTTTTAATACCAGTTGTAAAATTGGTATCTTCATTTACTAGATAGTTTTGCATTTGTGCGTTGGTGCATTGTTTGATTAAAGCATCTCGTTTTAATTCTGTCATTTGTTCGTGTGTAAGGTTATATTGTTTTCTTGAAATATTATTTTCGTTGTCATTTTGTTCTAATTTCTTTTTAGTATCACCGCATATATCTTCTAAGCTAAACCTAGCATCTTCAAGAATAGATGTTTTGATTTTTTCATACATATCGTTAGGGACTGAATATTTTACAGTGGATTCTAATATAATATTAAGAACAATACCTGATACAAACTTACCACTAAATATTAATTTATCAAAGAAAGCAAATATACCTAATTGTTTTAGGTTTCCTATCGGATAAAAAGAGAAGGCTTTGTATAATTCGCAACCAATTGGCCATATTTTAGATATAGGAACAAGTAGAAATCTATAATAAATATAAATAAATATTATAAAACAAGTAATACTTACAAATATAATAACAGATGCAATTAAAACATAAACATTTTGTAAAATAATATCAAGTATCTTTAAAACTGCTTTATAAATAATACGTTCTTGAATTCTTCTATTTAATTCAATTGATGTTGATAACCAAACTTTTAAAAACTTATGAATAAAATATGCTAAAATATACAAAATTGATAAAACATAAATAGTTACTATCATTTTATATTGTATAAGGATTTATATATCATATAAGGGATCTATATACCATAAAAGTTAGTATATGGTAAAATAAAGAATTCTAAGAAATTATATGTTATCTGTAAGGATCTATATGTTATCTGTAAAGATCTATATGCGATTACAATAAATTATATGTTATCTGTAAAGATCTATATGTGATTTATAATAAATTATATGTGATTGTAGAGATCTATATGTGATTTATAATAAATTATATGGTATATAAAGATCTATATGTGATTACAATAAATTATATGTGATTTGTAAGGATCTATATGCGATTACAATAAATTATATGTTATCTGTAAGGATCTATATGTGATTACAATAAATTATATGTTATCTGTAAAGATCTATATGCGATTACAATAAATTATAAAATCCTTTATATGGTATGTAAAGATCTATATGCGATTACAATAAATTATATGTTATTTATAAAGATCTATATGTGATTACAATAAATTATATGTTATTTATAAAGATCTATATGTGATTTATAATAAATTATAAAATCCTTTATATGGTATGTAAAGATCTATATGCGATTACAATAAATTATATGTTATCTGTAAGGATCTATATGTGATTACAATAAATTATATGTTATCTGTAAAGATCTATATGTGATTACAATAAATTATATGTGATTTGTAAGGATCTATATGTGATTACAATAAATTATATGTTATCTGTAAGGATCTATATGTGATTACAATAAATTATATGTTATCTGTAAGGATCTATATGTGATTACAATAAATTATATGTTATCTGTAAGGATCTATATGTGATTACAATAAATTATAAAATCCTTTATATGGTATGTAAGGATCTATATGTGATTACAATAAATTATATGTTATCTGTAAGGATCTATATGTGATTACAATAAATTATATGTTATTTATAAAGATCTATATGTGATTACAATAAATTATAAAATCCTTTATATGGTATATAAAGATCTATATGTGATTTATAATAAATTATAAAATCCTTTATATGGTATATAAGGATCTATATGTGATTACAATAAATTATATGTTATCTGTAATAAATAATAAAATTTTTGTATGTGTTTATAATATTATTGTTCAAAGTTTGAAACAATATCTGATGATAATAGACGCCAATCTTCGTTGAATATAGTTAATATATCATTTTCAATTGTATTACCATTAACTTTTTTACTTTCAATACATTGATTAATATATTCATTAAAATTATCAATAAAATATGTTGTAGTTGAGTTAATGAAAGTTGAATTATAATTAGCTATAACATTATTTTGAAATAATATAATATCTTTATGTTTTCTTAGTTCCTTTATTAATATCTTTAAGTTTTTATTAAAATACATTTATAAATTGATTTAAAAATGATATCATTTTTTCATATAATATAAGATAAATGTTTGACATTAAGATAACAAAAGAACCGATTGTTTTTTTTGATTGTAGTTATTATATTTTTTATAGATATTTTGCTACAAAAAGATGGATAAGTTTTCAAAAAAATACTGAAAACATTAACTTCCTGGAAGCATTTGAAAGGCATTTTGAAAATGATCTTAATAAACTATGTAAAAAGTTTAAAACAACAAGATCAAATATGTATTTTGGTGTAGATTGTTATAGAAATACAATTTGGCGAAATGAATATTTAAAAACGTATAAACAACATAGAGTTGAAAATCCTGAATTTGATAGAGATATATTTGATTACTTTAAAATTACAATAAAAGATAAATTTAACTTAAAATTAATAAATTGCGATAATTTAGAAGCAGATGATGTTATAGCAATAATTCATAAAGAAATAACTAATAAAGTAAATAATATAATAATAATTACAAATGATAGTGATTATGTGCAACTCAAGAATGATAAGACAACAATAATTAATATGCAATTAAAAGATATAACTTTAAAACATAATTTAAAAAACTATACTATTTATAAAGCTTTAATAGGTGATAAATCGGATAATATAAAACGTGTTGGTAAAATAACTAAAGCAACTGCAGATAAAATAATACAAAAACCTACAGATGAAATATATGAATGGTTAAAAGAAAATGAATTATTAACTGAATATAATAATAATATAAGGTTAATAGATTTTAATTATATTCCTAAAGAATTAATTAATAATTTATTAAGTAATATAAATATTATATAAAAATGATATAAAATATAATTTTTATTTATTTAATAATGAACGAAGATGAACTTTGGAATCTTATGGATAAAGTTAGTATAGAAGATAATATTTATCCTAAAGAAATAAGTTGTTCTTATTGTCATTATGACAAGTTTATTAAAGATGATAATCTTTTAACTTGTGTAAGATGTTATAATATAATTGACAATATTATAGATTGTACTGCAGAATGGAGATATTATAATGGTGATGATAATAAATCGGAAGATCCTTCAAGATGTGGATTACCAACAAATGTTTTATTACCAAAATCATCATTAGGTTCTATTATTGGTAAAAGTATGCGTGATAGTAAAGATCTGCATTGTATTCGTAAATTACAAACTTGGACTAGTATGCCTTATAGCGAACGTAAATTATTAAATGTATTTGAAAGATTTACAAATAATACTACTAATAAAGGTATATCTGGAAAAGTATTATATGATGCTAAAATAATGTATAAAAAAGTATCAAGTTTAAAAATATCTAGAGGTGATAATAATGATGGTTTAGTAGCTTCTTGTGTTTATTACGCATGTATAATAAACAATGTTCCACGTAGTATTAAGGAAATTGCAGAAATGTTTGAAATAACACCAATAACCTTAACAAAAGGTAATGCTAGATTTCAAAAATTAAATCCTATGAATGTTTTTTCATCTTCACCTCACGAATTTATTTCAAGATTTGGATCTCAATTAAATATGTCTCAAAAAGATATAGCTGTATGTGTAGAATTATCAAAATATTTATATGATGAAGATATATTACGAGATAATTCACCTACTAGTTCTGCTTCAGGAATAATATGTTATTATTGTAATAATAAAGGTTTAGATATATCAAAGAAATATATAGCAAATATATGTGGTGTTAGTGAAGTGACTGTAACAAAAAGTTATAAACATATTTTAAAATATGACAATGTTATAAAAGAACATTATTTTTTAACTGAAAAAGTATAAAATATAAACATAGCACCTAAGGTTGTTAAGAAATTTAATATACCAATAGATATAATGATAGGAATGAGAACATATAATATTTGATGTTGTAATAGATCTTTAAAATCACTTTCAAGTAGTTTTTTTTTAATAAAGTTTATAATTATGTCTATATAATCTTTATTATGCGTATTAGTCATAATTTTCTTAACATTTTAATTATATTAAAATGATACCATTTAACGCAATAATTAAACGCAATGATTTTTATATTTCAACACCTATTAATGATTATGTTTTAACTTTAACCAATATTGATATTATTAATATCATACAAAATTCAGCAAAAAAATATGTTATTATTGTTAAAATTAATGAAAATAATGATAAACAAATATTATCAAAAATTGAAAGATCTTCGCAAGATGTAGTTATTAATAATAACAATAAATGGTTTAAAAATAATTTAGAATATCAAGATATTATTGATAATTATCTAACTTGTTTCAATGAACAAAATAATACATTAGAGATAGTATTACATAAAGATTATTTTCCAACATTGGATGGTTACGTTGATATTGAAGATTTAATTAAAAATCAAAAAACTAATTGTTTAAAAAATATAACTATTAAACTAATAGGTATTTATATTAAAAACAATAGTTTTTACATAAGATGGTTGGTTCGTAATATTGAAAAAATTGAAAATGATACAAATGAATTAGAAAATATTGATGAATTATTTGATGCTAAATATGAAAGATTGGTTAATAAAATAGATGATAAAATCAAGTTTTTAAAGAATACTAAATTAGATCTTAAAAAAATATATGATAGTAAAGATTTTGAAGCGTTATTAAAAAGTTTTTATCTTATATTAGATAAAATATAATATGGCAGAAGATAACAACAAACTTGTTTTATACTTTGCACTTTTGATACTTCTATTACTCTTAGTTTTATTATTTCAAGCTTATAACTCAAAATGCAAAGTTTTTAATTACGAAAAGTTTAATAATGCTAATTCAAATGCGGATGTATATAATGAACAAAATGTTATAAATAGTGTTGGTATGTCAAATGATGTTAAATATTCACCAGCTGATCCAGAACAAGCTGTATATACTGAAATTGCTTCTAGTAATCAAAATCAAGTAAATGCTGAACCAGAAACTAGTTGTTATCCTCGTAGTAGTTTAACTGCTCAAGATCTATTACCTGCAGATTTGGATGCTACTAATTCTAAATGGGCTAGTATGAATCCTACAACGGGTGGAGCAATTGAAGATCAAAACTTATTAACGGCTGGATGGACTGTAGGTGTTAATACTGTGCAAAATTCTTTACGTAATCCTAATTTACAATTACGTTCTGAACCACCTAACCCTGTAAAACCTGTAAGTCCTTGGATGATTTCTACAATAGGACCTGATACTAACCGTAGAGATATGGAAATCGGTTCTCAACCATATTGGGAAAACTAATATAAACATTTATTTGTTCAAACTCTATAATGGATAACTTAACTGGAAAAACACTTTTATTATCATCAATATCCAAATATTTTAAAAATAATCCTAAACACCTAGAACATTTAAAAAATATAATTTCTGGAAAAAGTTTTATATCTCTTAGATTAATTGATTGGTTATTAACGCATTTTGCTAAAAATAATAATATACAATATTGGATTGATGATACTAATACAAAGATCTTTAAAACTTTACCAGATAATTTAAAAAAAGCAGCTAATTTACGTAAGTTTAATATGTATATTGATTATCGCGCACAATTAAAATCATTTAGTAAAATGTATTTTGATCCTTTTAGAAGACATGAACGTATTACTTTTAAAATATCAGATAAAGAAGTTATTGAAACTACTATAGGACAACTTAATTTATTTCGTTGGTTTTTTAAAAATTATATATACGAATATATTTCTAATAATTACAATGATATTGCTAAGAATATGAGTTCTAAAAATAAAAATGATAAGAAAGTTGTTGAACCTATTCAAAAAGAACTAAGATATATTAAATTTAATTAAGTCCTAATGTTTTTATTTTTTTATTATTATTAGTAATTTCTGCTGGATCCCACGATATATACAATATATTTCTATTTGGTTCTGGTAATCTATTTACAATATAACCTGCTTTTTTATAAACCCCTCTTGTATGTTTTATACATTCTTCTACATTAAACAACGGATAACCCATTATATAATAAGGAACTACGTAAAAAGTAGAATAACCATTATGTTCTGCTATTCTTTTTATTTTTTTATTACAAAGTTCTACTACTTTATTATAAGTTTTTATATGATTTTGATCTATAGTTTTTTTTATATTATATAATTCATTTATACTTAAGATTGTTGTCATATTTATATATAAAATAATATTAAATAATACATATATTATGTTTGATAAGGAAGGAAAACCGCCTAAAATAAAACCTACACCTATTGATTTAGCATTATTAGAACCATTAAATGAAATAATATTAGGTAAAAGAAAAATAAGTGATAATTTTTTTGTATATAAAAAAAAATGTATTTAAGGTTGAATAAAGATAATGAAGAAGAATTATATAAAAAATATACAGATTCGGCGTGGAATTACGCTAAGAATTGCTTAGAATATGAACATAAATATAAAAACTATACTAATATGAAAATACTTAATTATCCTGAACATATTGTAGCAAATGAAAAATTTAAACTTATTAATGAAGCTAAAAAACTTGAAAAAAGCTATGATATTTATGATCTATATTTAAATAATTTTTATGTAAATGATTTTACATTATAGTTATAAGATCATATGAAAATAATGATTTTAATATTAAATTATTAAATTTTGATTTTTATAATTAAATAACTTAAAGTCGTTTGCATATACTTTATCAATAATTGAAATACATTCGGGATCTAAAAATATAGAAATATCACGAATATTAATTTTACAATCTTTATTATCTTCAATTTTTTCAATAATAATATCTTTAGGTAATACAAGTGTATTTTCACAAATAAATAAATAATAAGGATAATAATGAATAAAATTATAATGATAATTTGAAAAATCGTAATATTTTAATACCATTTTAATAAATATACGTAAATCCGTAATAGTATTTATAGGATTTTTATAAAAGTAAGCACTTATTAATCTTTGATATGGATTTCTTACATATGTATGATATAAAACTTTATCATATTTACAAAACTTATTTCGTAATGCATAAGAAATATGAGCATAATCAAAATCATCTGCACATCCCCAATATTCTTTAATTACCTCTGTTTTATTTTTAATATTATTTCTTATTGTTTTACCTGCTGTTTTTGGTATATGAATAAAACAATATAAAAAATTATTCTGTTTATATATTAACATATGAAACTTTTAACTTACGATAAGAAAAATATAGAATATCCTGATAATTTAATATATTATTCCGTTTTTTTAAGTAATTTACCAAACTATAATGAAACTGTAGAATTAAATAATAAATCTTGTTCGCATATAATTCTTAAGAATATTATATATTTTTTAAAGCATCACGATGATTTTATAAAAAATAATACAGATACAGATTATATAATTAAATGGAATAATAGATTTTTTGATTTACCTGATAACATATTATTTCAAATTATTGAAGCAAGTTGTTTTTTAGATATTGATAGTTTATTTGAATTATCTTGTAATGAAGTTGTAAATACTATAAAAAAATGTAATACACCTAATGATGTTCGTAAAAGATTTAATATAAAAGATGATATAACACCAGAAGAAAAACAAGAAATATATAAATTAGCATTAAGTTTATAATGCAATAATTTTATCTAAAACATCGTTTTTAAAATCTTTAACAACTTTTTCCCATCTATAATTTTCTAATATATGTTTTCTTCCACGATTACCGTGTTTTTCGCATAAATCCGGATTACTGAAATATTTCCATAATCCTTCCATATAATCTTCTGGCAAACATATTTCGTCAATAGAACCTATACCTTTCATTTTACTATTTAATTCTCCATATTTATGTAATTTAGGTCTTATTAATGTCGATACTGTATCATTCATAAACTCTTTATGTCCTCCAACATAAGCGGCTACTTGTGCTCTTCCTACACCTAAACTTTCACTACAAGTTAATCCCCAACCTTCTGCGTGAACAGGTGCAAAATTAACATCACATAAACTCATAAAAATATTAATATCACGATCTGATATTTTTTGCGCATTATCAATAAACCATAATGTTTTTTTAGCATATTCAAAATCTAAATCAATTAATTTACATTCATGTTCTAAAACAGCCATTAGATCCCAATGACCTTCTTGTGATGTTCCTATAGCAAACAAAATAGGTCTTTTAGTATGATGATTAGTCTTAAATTCGTGTTTAGTATCTTTAGAACCTACATTAACAATCCAATGTCTTTTAACAAATAAAGCCCATGATATAATCGCAATATCCCAACCTTTTCTAGGTTGATTCCGATTTGTAGATTCAATAATGAAAGCATTTTGTGGAAGATCATAATAATAACGACAATAAGATTTTGGAATAGGAAAATATAATTTATCATCAAAACCGTGTTTATATACATAAACTGGCATATCTTTACGAATACCTATTCTATAAGTATTATCTTTCCAAAATGGTGTAAAAGCAATAATAGCATCAAAATGTTTATTTAATAAATTAATATATTCTGTTTTTTGGAACATATATACTTGATCCATATATGAAATTAATTTAAACTTAGATCTATATTGATGCATTTCATTTATAATATTTGCGGTTACTGCAGATGTAATCATACTATCATTAAAAATAATAATAATATCGTAAGCATTTTCTTTTAAATGTTTTGCTATAACTTTTTCACCAAACCCACTACCAGATACATTGTTATCTTTTTCAATTTGTAATGGATCAAGTAATTTAACGTTGGATGGTATGTCGTTTCTTATAGCACCTGATGTTTGTTTATAATTTTGAAATCCCCAAATTGATAAATCTATTTCATCTTCATATTTTCCTAAATATTTTGAAGTATAATATGTAATTTTCGAATAACCATTTGTTGTTCCTATTGGATATGTTCCGCAAAAAAGAATACGTGTTTTATTACTTTTAGTATTCCAAATATCGCCTATTTTTTTATTTGTTTTAACTATATCTTTTATTGAATATTCACCTATTACTATTGTTTGTTTTTCAAATGGATTCATTATTATAGAAAAACAATTAATTATGTTTTATATAATATAAAATGTCAAGTCCTAAAAAAGCTAGATCATTATCTTTAAATAAAAGTTTGTCTAGTATTCCATATGTTTCTAGAAAAGCTAGATCATTATCTTTTAATAAAAGTTTGTCTAGTATTCCACACGTTGCTAATACAAGCTTTATATTCTTTGGTTGTTGGAATAACATTAATTGTTCCAAAAATGAAAAAACTCTTAATAGAAATGTTGTTTTAGCGTTATTAAAAACATTATATTCAAATATGCCTATTGTTTTAGCAGGGGATAATTGGTATAGTCAAAAAATAAAACTACCAGCAACACTTCAATCTGCAAATGCTTCAACTTCAGAAAATAAAAATAAAACTATAGGAAAGTTTAAGTTTTATCCAGTATATGTATTGGAAACTGGTTATAAAAAACTATTTGAAATATCTAAGAAAATTGATATAGTTTTAGGTAATCACGATATAAATCCTAAAAAATTAAATGACTTTTATGCTTTAAATCAATGCGATCAATTAGGTTGTATGGTTAAAGTTCAAACTGATACTATTAGTAAAATGTTAGGTTATAAAGATCCTAGTAGTTCTAGTAAACCTATTCAAAATATTTATCAATATAATGATGTAAAATTATATGTATGTAAGCCACATATTGAAGAAAAAAGTAAAGGAATATTCTTTTTATACTTAAATACTAATATTTTTGACGCTAAAGATGTTAACTCAATTATTGAATATCGCAAGTTAGTTATTCGTGAATTAGCTGATAAAAAAATTAAATTATTATTTATTGTTGGTCATCATCCTTTCTTTGGATTAAAGAAAAAGAAGCAGAAAAAAACAGAAGGTGAAGCTACACCTGAAGCGAAGTTTATAATTAATACAGTGGCTGATTTATATTTTAAAGAGACAGTTGATAAAGATAAAGTTGCTGCAATTAATCAGTTTTTAAATATTTTTACAAGATACAAAAGTATTTATTTATGTGCTGATATTCATAATTTTCAAATATGTAAATTATCTAGCAATCTTTGTATGGTTATATGTGGTTCTGGTGGTGCTTCAAGAGATCGTCTCGGTGATTATGTTGATAACACTGTTCCTATTCCATTAGAATGTAAATTAAATGATAATATTAAAGTTACTGATATGTATGTTCATGATTCTTATGGATTTAGTAAAATTACTTATTCAAATTCAGGAAATAAAGTTGAAATTACATATTATAAATTTGTTAATACTGATATTGAATATAATATATTTAAATATATTTTAGAATATCGTAATAAGGCTTGGAGTATTACACCTACAAAAGTAAATCCAACAATAATAACCGATGGTGATTTTAATACTGATGATCATTGTCCAAAAATACGTGTAGAAGATAAAGCAAATGTTGATCCATTACTTGCTACTATAAATGGTGCAAGATGTGGAAAAAAGGAAAAATGATTTAATTATTATATTTTAATAACAATGTTTAAAAAAGAAATTATTAGTAAAGTTAAAACTATACCAGATAATATTACAACAATAAAAGATATTGTTGATTATATTTTTGAAAACGAACAAGAATTACAAAAACCTACTTATACCAGTTTTAGATCTATGAAATTAAAAGAAATGACTGATAATCCTATTACTTATAAAGAAAAATTAGCTATAATAAGCGAAGAATGGAAGAAACTTAAAGCAACATTTTAAGATCATATAAAAAATCAAGTTTTGTAAATTTGATATCTAGATTATCTCTATTGGTTAGTAAAATACAATTTTTATTTATTTTTTCTAATATGTTTTGTAATTCTTTAGGTGGAAGAGTCTTATTATAGTAATAATAAAGTTTTTTTATACTTAAAATATAAATGGAACATAACATAGCAAGTCCTATTAATAAATCTAGTAGTTTTGAAGAAAGAACATTTGTATTAGATAATCGTATTAAATATGCTAACAATTTTATGAAATATTTTACATCTACTAGTATAGGTGATTTTATAATTTTAAAAAAAAATAAATATAGCTATAAAAATTTATTATTACATAAAAAAATTGGAAGTGAAAGTAAATTTGGTGCAGTATATTCAGTTACATATGGAATAAAACCTAAAAAATATATTGTTGCTGCTAAATTAATATGTATAAATGAAAGCAATACAATGGAATTAGCTATTTTAAAAAAAATTACTGACATTATTTTAGCTAAAAAAACCATTCATTTCCCTATATTGTATTTTTATAATACAATAGCTAAAACTAATGATATGAATTCTTCATTATTACCAGAAGTTATTAGATATTGTGATAATTTTTATATAAGTTTTAATGAAATGTTTTCAGGTGATCTTAAGATGCTAATGTCATCTAAGAAACAACCTACCACATTTATGAAAAATGCTATTACACAAATATTCTTTAGTATTTCTAATTTTTCACATTATACTGGTTTTATACACGAAGATACACATTGGGGTAATTTTTTGTATCATAAAATAGAACCTGGAGGATATTTTTATTATAAAGTTAATGGTATTGACGTTTATCTTGAAAATATTGGTTTTATATGGGTAATTTGGGATTATGGTAAAGCTACGAAAATCACATCACATAATGTTATGCGAGATTATCGACGTATAATTAAAGCATTTTATCCAAAATTATATGGTGGATTTATTTATAACAATATTACGTATAACACTAAAGATATAGATTTTGCATTAAATGTAAGGAGATCATTACGTGTATTATCATATAATAGAGATTCTTATAAAACTAAAAAGAAACAAGTTCATAACATATTATTTGATTTATACCCAGAATTATTAATTAAACCTAATGAATCTTTAATTATAAATAAAAAACCTTATATTATTACTTAAAGATTATATAAATATATTAAATATGTTAAAATTAACATTATATTCAAGTGATATTGTTGGTAAATATTTGTTACATTATATTTATGATGTATTAAATATTGATAAAGGTATTTATAATGGTTATGATAAAATTAGAAATCGTGAATATTTTTTAAAAGGAAAAAAAACTTATTCACATCTTATAAGTCCAGATAATGGTGAATATTTTTTAAAACATAAAGATCGTTTTATAACTATCAAAATTGAAGATCTTATACTTAATAATATTATACAAACTATAAATACAAATGAAAAAGATTATACTATTATTAAAACGATAACATTATCTATTCATCAAGATGATGATAAAACTTTTTTAAATAATTTTATTACATTTTGTTGTAATAATCGTGAAAATTATCTTGAACTTGAATCAAATAATAAAATTACGAAAAAGTTTTACGGTAAATATGGTTGGTGTAATTCAACTATAATACCTAAAAGATCTATGGATACTATATTTCTTAAAAAAAATCAAAAAGAAGATATATGTCATCATATTAAAAATTTTATTGATCCCGATTCTTATAATGATTACGTTAAACACGGTATTCCTTATAAATATAATATATTACTTCACGGAAAACCTGGTGTAGGAAAAACTACTCTTATTCATGGTATAGCTACTACATATAATTGTGATATTTTAGTTATTAATATTAATGCTGAACTAAAAGAATCTGATTTTTTGGAAGCTTTTAGATCTATTAATGAAAATGAAAAGTTAAGTGTGGTAGTTATAGAAGATGTAGATTGTATTTTTACAGATAGAAAAGAATCTGATACATTGCGGAATAATATAACAATGCAAGGGTTTCTAAATTGTATGGATGGTTTTAATAGTCAAGAAGGTATGATATTAATTTTAACTACTAATTATCCTGAAAAACTTGATAATGCTTTAAAACGATCCGGTAGAATTGATCATTCTATTGAACTTACATATGTTGATAAAGATCAAGCATATGATATATATAAATCATTCTTTACAGATGATAGTAATTTTAACGAATTATGGAAACAAATTAAAGGTTTTGATATACCACCTTGCACTTTAATTGATTTCTTATTTATATATCGTAAAACACATAATATACTTGAAAATATTTCAACGTTAATTGAAACATTAAATAAAAATAATATAAATTCTAATGTTGATCTTTACATTTAATTACATTTAATACTCTACCATTTACCGTATCAATATAACCTTCTATTTTAATACTTTTTTCATTATGTTCTTTATTATGACATTCATTACATATTGGTACCAAATTATCTATTTTATTTTTATTTTTACTATCATCATTACATTGATATATTATGTGATGTGTTTCTGTAGCTTTATTAATATTACATACTAAACATTTATCCATATATATTTTGGCATTATAATTTGATTTCTTAAATTCTATAAAATTATGATCAGTATTTGTTAATGTTTTCTTGATTTCTTCAGCTTTTAATAAAAACTCATTTGGCATTTTTAGATATCTACATATATTAATTCCGTATAGTTTATCTCCATCACCATCTTCTAATTTTCTTATAAACTCTATATTATCATTAACAATATTTATTTTCATATGTTTTATTAATATTTTTTCATTTGTTGTTATATCTTCAATATTAATTAATTCGTGTAAATGAGTTGCAAATAAAAAAGAACATTTCAATTTACAAAGTTCTAATATACTTGCGGATACTATTGATATTGCTGATATATTTTCAGTTCCCGCACATACTTCATCTCCTACAACTAAAGAGTTTTTATTTGCTCGTTTTAGTATATTGTCTAATTCCGTCATTTCACGAATAAAACTACTTGTTCCTCTAAAAATATTATCTGCACTACTTATACGTGTATATATAGCATTGTATGGTGAATATGTCATAGAATCACAAAATACATACATTCCAGATTGAGCTAATAAAATATTGATTGCTACTGATTTCATTAAACAACTTTTACCACTGCTATTAATACCATATAATAGCATCCCATTTGATTTTAATTTAATATCGTTTTTTATACATTTATTTGTTTGTTCTATAATAGGATTACGGATTCCTTTAATATTAAAATATGATCTATTTTTTTTATTAATAATTGGTTTACATAAATTATATTTTATTGTATTATTTATATTACATACTAAGCTATCATAAAATCCTATTTTATCTATAATATTTGTTATAATATTAAAATTATTATCTCCAAAATCTTTTATAAATCTTTTATAAATCTCATTGCTTTTCGTAGTTATATCTGTTTTTACAGTTATAATAGAATCCGTTATATTTCTTATCGTATTATTAGTAATACGATAATTATCTTTTGACTTTGTTTCTGTAGTATAATTAGCCATTTCAGTTGAATTATTTTTTTTAGCAGTTTCATACCTTCTTTTCGTCATTAAAATATTTATATTATCTTTTGTTATATCTATTTTACATTGTGTTGTATCTTTTTGTCCAATTGTTGATATTGATTGCACTATATCTTCTAATTGTTTAAAATTATTATTATATGATTCATTTAGATCATCTAATTCTTTAAAATATCCTTTTTTAAATGGTGAAAGATCATTCGTTAAACTATCTAAATCTAAACAACAATATGATTGTTCTAGTTTATTTATATCATCTAAAGGTTCTTCAAAAAATGTTAATAGTTTTTTAGTATATGTTATAGATACTGCGAAATTAAACCAGTCTGTTTGTAATATTTTCATTGATACTATTTTACGATATAGTCTTTCAATATCATATATTTGTTTTAAATTATTTATAGGTTCTATCATATCAGTATCTAAATATTTTTCTATTATATCATATGACTTATTTAAAGAACTTTCAGTTGTTTTTGGATATATTAAACGAGTATTCATAGCACGTCTTCCTATCGCCGTATAACATTTATTTATTATTTTAATAACAGAGTTTTCTTTATGATCAATGTAATTTAATTGTATAGCACTATCATAATCTAATTTAAATGTATCATCATTATCAATATATGTAGGTTTCTCAATATTTTTAATAATATTAGGATTACGTTCATATACAAATTGTATTGCATTTATTAAAGCAATTAATGCAATTGGATAATAATTAAGATCTAAATAATCTATTACATTTGCTATAGATTGATAATTATATGCTTTTATTAAAACTTGCTTTTGATATTCCAATTTTGTATATTCTTTATTCATTTTACCAATCTTATTATGAATTATTGTTGATTGTGAAAACATTTCGTATAGTTTATTAACATCATAGGTATCTGATAAACTTGTTATTAAAACTTCAGTAGGCTTATGAATTGTTATAATTCTTAAAATATCATTATAGGCTTTATTACGATCATTTGATGTTGAATGACTTTCTAATATAAAACATTTGTTAGATAACACATTTAAGACTACACATCCCATTGAATTATCTTCCAAATAAAAAATAATTAAATTAGACACTTCGTCTCTACAATTAACATTTGTTCCTGGTGATATTATTTCACGTAATCCTCGTTTTTCTCTACCACCTGTTGTTTGTTCGCCAATTTGTTCATAGATAATACAAGTATATCCTGCACCTGTTATTATATTAGCATATTTTGGTAATAGTTCTATTTTAAAACCTGCCATATAATAATTAGATTTTTGTTTACCTGCAATTGATAGTTGTGTTATTTCAGATATACTTTTGATATCAATATTATCTTTATCACAATCTGAATATATTTCGTAAAATGCACCAACTTGCATTAATAAAATAGTATTATTACCATAAATTGATTTATAATGTGAAGTTCTTTCAACATAATATGGATATATTTTTTTTATATGAGTATCATCTGTCATTATATATATATTATATAATAAATAGTCTTTAAGTATTATTAATAATAAAATTATACTATTTGTTTCTGAATTATTATTTATTTTTTACTTTTTTTTGATTTTTTTGTATTATTAGTTTCTTTAGTATTATCAGATTCTTTTGTATTATCAGTATCTTTAGTATTATCAGTATCTTTAGTATTATCAGTATCTTTTGTATTATTAGGTTCTTTTGTTTTTTTAGGATGATCTTTAGTCCATAGAGCACCAATTATTTTAAATATTTCAGAACTAGATAGGGTAGGATTTTCTTTTTTAACAGAAGGCATCATATCCTTAATAAAGATATTATATTTATTTGGTTCTTTTTTAAAAGTTTTAATATTAATATTAGTTTGTCCTTTAATACCTGCTTTTACTATTTTATTAAATAATTTACTTTGTTCTTTTTTATCAATACTATCATTAAAAGTTTCATTTTTTTTAACTTTATTAAGCAGATCTATGATATTATCAGCGATTTCAACATTGGATAGTGTCATTTTATAATTGATATATTATATCAATATCATTTTTTATTATTCTTATTACAAATAATCGCTATATTGTTATTCAATTCATTAGTAGCGATACTTAAAATATCTTTAGTATTTGTTAAAATATAAATACAACATTTATTGTTAATAATAGTTTTATCAATATAATACTCAAAATTACTACTATACACCAGACATTTTACTTTATTAATTAACGTTTTAATATTACTACCTTTCTTACCAATTACCCTACCAATTAGATCTTTATCAAATTCAACTTTGTTATGATAAATATATTTTTCTAATTTATCTTGAATAGGATATTCATTTTTAGCTTTTGTAATTGTTGTAACGACAATGTTATTTTTAATAATATTAACATTTTTTTCACCAATATGTATGCGTGGTCTTCTTTCATTTTGACGTTGAATTGCGTGTTTTGAAAATCTAAGTGGTGGTTTCGCAAATTCAGGATCATTATAATATTTTACAAAATAGTCATCGTTATAATACATTATGTTTTTAATTCTAAATTATATATCATTTTTATGTCTTTAAAATTATCAGTATTATATATTATTTTAATTAAAGTTTTCCAAAAACTATCATTATAGCTTTTATTATTAATTTTATTTATAATAGTTAATTTTTTTTGATACCAATTTAAATATCTTAAAGATTGATCTATATTTTCACCAATAGCATCAACATTATATGGATTTATATATCCTTCTTTTATTAGTTTTTGCATAAAGATCAATACTTCTTGTTTATCTAACATTGCTTTTGGTAATACTTTCCATAAATCAACAAAAGATATATAATTATAATCTGGACATTTTATAAAACTTTCTTTACAATCTACAAATACATCGTTATTATCAATTATTAAAATATTATTTTTATCTAGTGTTTTAATACGTTTAGATATTTTTTGTATTGATTTATAATATGAATTATCCATTTCAATACAATCATCTCGTGTTAATATAGGTCTATCAAATTTTAAATTACAACATTTTTCTATCCATTTTATTTCTTTTAAAGCCCAATCTTTTTGACTAGCAGTATAAACATAGATCTTAATATCTGGAAACTTTTCACGTATTGTATAAATAAACTTACAAAAATATGGACGAATTATACCTGTTTTTTCATTATAACAACTAGCAACCATTCCACAATTCTTTTTAACTTTATTACATAGTGTATGTGCCAATAATTGATATGTAATATTACCAATAATTGTATTATCCAAATCTAATATTAGTGTTGGTGGCATTTATTAAATATAAATAAATATTAAATGTGGTATATTCATATATTAGTTCCTATTATTTTAGCTATTGTTCTTAACTTTTATATTTATACGCAAGGATGGAATAATGACAATGAAAAAAATAGTAAATTACCACCCGGATATATTATAGGATCTATTTGGATTATTATTTTAGGCTTATTAGGCTACACTCATTTTTTATTATACCCTTCGGTTTATTCGTGGTTTATTGTTTTAACTATTTTATATTGTTTATCTTATCCTTTTTTAACTAAAGGATTACAAAATACTGATAATAATTATTTTAATTTAATAGCATTATTATTAGCAATTATAATTACAATTATAATGTATTGTAAATCAAATATTATTTATGCTATTCCGTTTTTATTATGGACATTTTATGTTAATATAGTAGTAAATGTATTCTAATACAATATTAAAATTAGATTTGATTGTAATTATTATTCAAAAATATTGCGAAAAATATTTAAAACCTGATAAGGATATAGATAAGATTAATAAATCTAAAACAATTCAATTTGTTTTAGATCAACTTAGTGATATTAGAAAAACTAAAGATTTTAAAGTTTTAAAATCCATTTTTACAATTGAGAAAAAACATAAAATTAAAGATCTTAAAGATTGGTTAAATATATTATGTGCTAATAATTTTAAATTATTTTCAAAACACTTTAAACTTGATGTTGAAATTGATATGAAAAAAGGTTATAGAACTTATGTTAATTTATTATCAAAACTTGAAAATAATAAAACAAAAGTTGATCTTAAAGAATCTAATAAACAAATATCTATATTATTTAATTTATTGTTTTATGATGTTATAGTAGGTGGAGGGGTAGAAATACCTAAAAGAAAAAGAAAAAGAAAAAAAAAAATATACGCTTCTTTTAAGTCTACACAACAACAACAAATTACACAACAACAAAAAAAATATTTAAAATCCACCTCAACAGGTAAAGGTAGATGGTGGAGAATTGTTAGGGAACAAATAATTAACCCTAGGATAGAAGAAGAATATGGAACTGAAATTGCAAGAGATATTGGAATGTTTCCTCATGTAATAAATGTGCTTTTTGAATATAAGGTAAGTTGGTTAAATCCAGAGCAATTTAGACAATCATTAGAAAGACCTAGTCCTAGACCATATAATAAAATTTTTCCTATTGTACAACAATCACACATAGGTTCTTGTTGGATTAATGCTATTTTAGTTGCTTTAATGTATCCTTATCATTTAAAAAGAGAATTTGCTAATATAATTACATTTCTTTTAGAAGAAGGAATTAAAGAATTAAAACAAGTAAGAACACAACAAAAAATTAAAGAAGCTTCTGTTGCACGTATAATTCAAACAAGATTATACGAATTATTGGTTTTACAATATGATAGCAATTCTACCATGACAGAAAAAAAATGTATTACATCAGATTTTTCTTTTGTTAGAGATTTTATTAGTATACTTACAGCTATAGCACCTGATATATTTAAAACTTTTTCTCAATATGAAAAACATAAAGCAAATACACCTTTAAATAAAATAATATTAGAAGAAGGTGGTAAGATTATAGATATTTTTAATTTAATACACATATTATTAGAATATGGTTTTAAATTTAAACTTAAATCAATACCAGGTCATTTTATACAGTTGTATGAAAAAATAGTACATGGTAAGAAAATAACAATTTGTGTTGAGCAAAAACCCAGAGGCTCAAATTATCTAGATTATGTAACAAACGGATTTGAGTTTGCATCAATTATTTTATTTAATTTTAATAGATCTTCTGCATCTCCGGAAGTTTCAGCAATGGATAGATCTTCTGCATCTTCGGAAGATTCAGCAATGGATAGATCTTCTGCATCTTCGGAAGATTCAGAAATGGATAGATCTTTTGCATCTTCGGAAGATTCAGAAATGAAAGCAATGTCAGAAATGCTACATACTGATATAGCAGCAGAGGGAGAGGTAGGACACGCAGAGGGAGAGGAAGGACACGCAGAGGGAGAGGGAGGACACGCAGAGGGAGAGGAAGGACACGCAGAAGAAGAGAGTGTAGGACACGCAGAAGAAGAGGAAGGACACGCAGAAGAAGAGAGTGTAGGACACGTAATTACTATTTTAACTGATAACGCCCAAGAGTTATTTTATTATAATGGTTGGATGAATGGTAACTGTGTAACCCCACTGCAATCCACAAATGGTAGAAATATACGGTTAAAAACAGCAGACAGAGAAACATTACATTTTGACTTACATGAATCATTTGGTATTATGATTTCGTTTAAACTAAAACCGTATAAAATAGTAAAAACAGTTAAAGTAAAACAGTAGCAGTACCAGCCACTCCAACCAACAAATTGTAAATACAAAAAAAATTGAATTGAAGAAGAAAGTGTAGGACACGTAATTACTATTTTAACTAATAACGCCCAAGACTTATTTTTTTATAATGGTTGGATGAATGATAAATGTGTAACCCCACTACAACCCACAGATGGTGAAAACATACCGTTAAAAACAGAAGACGGAAAAGAATTAGTATTTGACTTATTTAAATCATTTGGTATTATAATTTCGTTTAAAGTAGAATAAGTTAGCTGATATATTTCTTCAATGTTATACTACTTATACCAGAAACTACAGATGCTTTTTCATAAATATCATCTGTCAATTCTTCATAAGTCAATAGAATAGCAATAATTGCTTTTGTTGATGGTAGTTTATTTTTTATTTTTTTACAATTATTAATAGCTTCTTGTTCTTTGAAAACTGGTAAATTTAAATTAAAACACATTTGCGGTATAAGATCTTCAACATTAAATGTAGGAATTTTATTATTTTTATTAATTATTTTGATAGTTTTATTAAGTAATTTTTGATTTATTGATTTGTCTAATGCCATTATTTGTTTTATTGATTTTGTAGAATTACAACATAAGCAATCACAATATATAGAAGCAAGATAAGTTTCAGGTTTTTTAATTTTAATATTAAATTGTAAGTCATATGCTTTATATTTAACAGCTTGATTTAGATTTAACATTTCACAATAATTGTTGATAATTTCCATTTTGTATATTAAAATATAATGTTTTCATTTTTTAAGTTAAACAATAATGTTCAAATATATTATATTTTTCTTTCATTATTTATTTATTTTATATGTTCTTTATCCTTTTAGTCCTTACAATACTATTCTAGCATTATTGGTATATATATCTTGGATTTATAATAAAAATTATTGTATATTAACTCAAATTGAATATAAATATTACAATGAAACTTGTATGTTAACAACTAAAGTAAGGCAAATATCAAAATATGAAAAATATTTATTGATGTTTTCACAATTAATAAAATTTATATTTCTTGTCCATAATACTTCAATGCTTCAAATGCACAATTATTTTCAGCTTCTTTTTTATTATTACCAGTAGCACTACCTAATATATTATTATTACGATCTTTTACAATATATGTAAATATTTTTTGAGATGATAAACTATTATGTGATACATTAGTTTCTAAAAATCTAGGATTATCTTGATATCTATTTTGCATATAAGATATTAAAGAATCTTTATAATTTGTATTTTTCATTATTAAATCTACAAAATCTATATATTTTTCAATAATATTAATTATCCATAATTCTACAATATTAATATCATTACTATCAATATATAATGCACCTATAAAGGATTCAAATATATCTTCCATTATTTTATAATTACTACGACCATTTATATCTTCAATTTGTTTTGATATTATTGCAAATTTACTAAATCCTATTTTTTCACTTAAGAATCCTAACATTTTACCATTTACGATCTTTGTTCGCATTTTTGATAAGAATCCTTCAGATTGATCAGGATACCGAATATACATATATTTTGCTATTATATATCCTAATATTGAATCACCTAAAAACTCTAATCTTTCATATGGCATTTCCTGTAATGGCAAACAATCTTCGGGACAACTAATATTACTATCAGTAAAATTAGTATTTTTCATACAACAATAACTTTTATGAACAAAAGCATTTCTAAATAAATTAATATTTTTGGACTGATAATCAACATTATGATTTTTGAAAAAAATATTTAAATCACTTTCATTTAATATTATATTGGTATTATTAAAAGGTGATAATTCTTCTGTAATTTCTTTAGTTTTATTATGTATATTTACTAATTTTTTCATTATTTATATGTAATATAAAGCTTATAATGTTTATATAAACAAATGGATGAATTTAAGATTATTTTACTAAATGATGATTTTACGATTGCATATTATAGTAAAAAAAAAGATAAAGATTATGCTACATTGAAATGTAAAATTAAAAAAGAATATCCTAGTGACGAAGAAATTAAAGCTTACATTAATTCTATAAATGATTTTTATGCTAATAAAATTGATAAAAATATTAAATATAAAATTAAATTAGATACTGCACAAATAGGTTTTATTGGATTTGAAAATGTATATTCATGTGTAAAATGTTTTAGAAATGAAAATACAGTTAGTATTAATGAAAATATTTTAATTGATACAACTATTTTAATATCAAATAGTCAATTAAAATATCTTTTAGAAACTATATTTACATTTTTACAACCTAGTAGACCTATAATATTCAAATGTAGTGATGATATACAAAAATTAAATGAAACAGAAGAAAATGAAATTAGTAGTTCTATATTTGATTTATTTGGTTAGAATCACAATCATTTAGATGTAATAAATAATCCATATATAAAAATGATATGATAATAACTATTATGTAAAATGGAACAGTGTTTTATATGTCCTATAACTCATAATGTTATGATTAATCCTTACATTGATAATGAAGGTAATACATATGAATATGATGCTATTTGTAAATGGCTAAAAAATAATAAATCTTCACCTATTACTAGAAACTATTTAGATTTATCACATTTAAAACCAAATAGATCTTTAAAAGACGCTATTGATGCTAAGACTACTAAAATAGACTATATATATGAAAAAAATATTATTTCAAGTATTATTGGTGAAAAAACTACTATTAATGATTACAATTATTTCAAACTTACTATTAAAACTATTGAAGGTGGTAATTCATATCCTCCTGTTGATATAGTAGCTGTTATTGATATTTCAGGTTCTATGGATTCACCTGCTTTAGTTGAACAAGATGGTAAAAGTGTTGATATTGGATATACTATTTTAGATATTACTAAACACGCTTTAATTACTATTATTGAAAGTATGAAACCAGATGATCGTATATCTGTTGTAGTATTTTCAAATGATGCAAGAGTATTAATACCACTAACAACAAGTGATAATATTAATAGAACACTTATTACTAATTTAAGAACTGAAGGTGCCACAAATATTTGGGCAGGGTTAAATATTGGATTACAACAATTTACTAATACTAATCGTATTCAATCTTTGTTATTTTTAACAGATGGTTTACCTAGTGTTCATTTATTACCACCACAAGGTATTCTACATTGCCTTAAACGTAAAATTACTAGTAAAATTAATATATATACATTTGGGTTTGGTTATTCTTTAGATACTGAATTACTTATTAACATTGCTAAAATTAGTAATGGTCATTTCTCATTTATTCCTGATTCTGGATTTGTAGGAACTATATTTATTCACGCATTAGCACATATTAATACTATCGCTATCAATAATCTTAAATGTTATTATAATACTGATAATATTAAATGTATTGGAGATAATGCCGATCTTACAACTGTTCATTATGGTCAATCTAGAACGTTAATTTTTAAAACAAAAGAAGATAATATCACTATTAAAATTGTTTATGATGATAAAGAACTTTCTATTAATACCTTTAATGAAGTTCAAACAAGTAATGATCTACTATATAATATTATGCGGTTAGAATTAGTTGAAACCTTAGAACAAAAATCAAAACAAGCAATCGATACATATATGTTTAAATATAGTCATATAGATAATCAATTAATGAAAGATTTTAAAGATCAAATATGTTTGGCTATTCAAGAACAATATTTTTCAAAATGGGGTAAAAATTACATTAACTCATTTAAAGATGCACATAGTCAAGAAAGATGTAATAATTTTAAAGATCAGAGTATTCAACAATATGGTGGTAAATTATTTCAAAATATGAAAGATAAAATTGATGATATATATACTAATATGCCACCACCAAAACCTTCCAATAATGTTAATGAAATTAAAATATCTAAACAACAATTTACTACAATGTTTAATAATGTTGAAGGTGGTTGTTTTCATCCATCTTCACAAGTTTTAATGGTAGGTAATCATTTTAAATCAATATATAACATTATTAAAGGAGATAAACTTATTGATAGTAAAGGTAATATTACATCAGTTGTATGTTTAATTAAAATTAATTGTAAAAATAATATATGTTCTATGGTTAATATTGATGATCTAATTATAACACCATATCATCCTATTAAAATTAATAATAAATGGATTTTTCCAAAAGATATTAATTATCCTACTGAGTATAAATGTAATAATGTATATAATTTAGTTTTAGATAATAATCATACAATTGTTATTAATAATTATATTAGTTGCACATTAGGACACAATATTACTGAAAATGAAGTTATTACCCACGAATATTTTGGAACTGAAAAGGTTATTAATGATCTTAAACAAATTACAGGTTTTGATAAAGGCTATATTGAATTAAATATGGATAATTTTATTAGAGATCATACTACTGGTAAAATTATTAAAATATGCACATAATATTTTAATATCTTTAGGATTAATAAAATATGCCTTCAAAATGTGATAATGTTATATCACTTAAACAATATGGACCTACTTGTTGGTTTAATAGTATTTTAATGGCTGTATTATATAGTGATGAAAGTCGTAAATTATTGTTAAAAAAATCACATATATGGGATAAAAATATAAACGTTTTAAATACTATTAATTATATATTACATAATAAATATCTTAGAACTGATAAGATCTTTAAAGATTATGAATATTTTGATAAAATAAGACCAGAAATTATATTAAAAGAATTATATAACTATAATAAAAAAAAATTTATTGTTGATCCTGACATATTTAAACACGGATTTCAATCCGGATTATATATACGAAAAATATATAAATTACTTGGGGTTAATGTATTATATTTAGATTTAGATGCTAAAACTCAAGATTTATATTATTCGCTTTTTAATAATGTTAAAATGTTATCTAATATTGGTAAAGAATTAAATGTTAAGTTTTTATTTAAAAGTTTTTCAAAAATAAGTAAGTATTTTAACAATCCCGAGGTTATTGTTATTCGAATTGTTGCAAACCTTAATACTAATATATATCCACTTTGGTATAAAATTACTAATAACGATTTAATCAATTTTATTAATTTAAATCATGAAGTTAAGAATAATAACAATATTTATGTTCAAGATTCTGTACTATTAACAAATTATAATGCAAATATAGGGGGTCATTCAATTGCTGGTATAACTTGTAAAGGTGATAGATATGTTTATAATGGTTGGACTAGAACTACAATAGATCCAAATATTAATTTTCAAATTAAAGATTGGAAAAAAATACTTGTTAATGATGAATATTGGTATTTTCATATACCAACCGGAAAAATAGTTAAAGAATCTGATAATAAGTATCCTGATAATTTTCCAACTGAATTATTTAAAAACAATATTAACATACCTTGCGAATTAATGAAATATGATTGGAATGTTATAAAAAATAAAGATTTTTGTTTAAATCCAAAAAAATGCATATTAGATGAAATGAATATACAAAATTTATGTTTCTCTTTTAATAAAGGACCGAGAGAAGTTATATATGTTAAAAAAAATAGAGATACTATATTAACTACTAAACCTGATAAAATATGCCCAGAAGATAAAGTATTAAATCCATTAACTAATAGATGTATTAAAAAAAAAACTATAAATAAATTACCAAAAAAAACATTAAGTAAACCTGATAAAATATGTCCTGAAGGTAAAGTATTAAATCCATTAACTAATAGATGTAATAAAATTAAAACATTAAGTAAACCTACTAAAATATGCCCTGAAGGTAAAGTGTTAAATCCATTAACTAATAGATGTAATAAAATTAAAACATTAAGTAAACCTGCTAAAATATGCCCTGAAGGTAAAGTATTAAATCCATTAACTAATAGATGTAATAAAATTAAATAATGAATGGGATTTCCTAAAGATATTAGTAAAATATAGAAACTAATTATATTACTGAAAATTAAGTTATTAAGCACGAATATTTTGGAACAGGTAGGGTTATCAATGATCTTAAACAAATTGAAGGTGTAATAATGGTTATGTTGAACTAAATATGAATGATTTTATTAGAGATAATACTACTGGTAAAATTAATAAAATATACACAAAACATTCATTATATATCACAAATTGGACATTTAAATTTTGTTTTACATTTACCACAAACAGCATATTTACATTTACTACATTGAACAACATATGAATTATCTATGATTGTTTCCATACAAATATTACATTCATATTCTTCTGTTTTTATAATATCACTACATAAGTTTAAAAAACTTTCATTTATTTTGTTTGTATTCGTTGATACATATCTCCCATTGTATGCTATATAAATATTTGTATGAAATGATTTAAAATTTGTTTTTATTAATTCTTCTGCCATTTTTTCTTTCATTAATGGTAATAAATTGATAAGAATTGTTTTTTTATTATTAGAATATTTATTAAAATCATTTAAATTATTGCATCTATGTAATTTTATTACACATAATTTACTTTTCTTAAAAAAATCTTCTAACTCTTTTTCAATTGAAGCACAATCGGTATTTTATTACCATCATTATAATATTGCAATTTTGTTCTATCAAAATTAAGAGCTTCCATATATAAAATAATATATTTATTCAATCATTTTTTTATAAATTAAAATACGAAATTTAAGATATTATTTATATCTCCATTATTCCCATTTATTGTATAATTAATATTAATCGGTTTTATATTTTTTCTATATGCTAAAACAAAATTATCAAATATTTCCTCATACATCATATGTTCCTGTAGATTCTTACAATCTAAATCGTAAAATTCTTTTTCTTTTATATAATATTCACTATGATAAGAATATATAGTTTCCAATGTTAATATTAAATTCTTAATATTATTTAAAAATACAATAACATTAAAGTTAAAATAATTACTCTGTAATGACATTTGAAAATCTTTACCTAGTTTTGATTCAAAACATTTACATTTAATATTTTCATTATATATAAATATATAAATAGTTTTTAACTGAATTATTATAGCTTTTAAACTATTATTATTTCTAATAAAATTAAAAGGATTGGTAGAACAACATAAGTTTAATAATGGAGTGTAATCTAATAGTTTTATTAAAATAATTGATAATACTTCAATATTGTATAAAAAATTATTGTGATATAATAATTTTAAACATTGTGTAATATCAATATTACTAATAATTTTATATTCTATTTCTTCATTTTCTAATATTCTATACAATGTTATTGTATCAATATTTTCTATAAATATTGAATAATTATCTAACAAAATATTTAAATTATTTTCAATATATTCCATAACATTTATAGTTTCATCTTGTGCTATTGCTTTAACAATATCTTCAAATTCCATTATTATTTTATGTTAAATTATCAATCATTTTTTTAATATTATAATTTGAAATTAATATATTTTTATCTAATTTTTCTCGGGTTGTTGGACTTATATAATTTTTATTTTTAAATAAAGTTTCTATAGATTTACGATCATATGTATGACCATCGCTACATATAATAGGATCTTTCATTATCTCTAATGAAATAGGACATTTAAGTTCATATGGTATTTCTTTTTTCTTTTTTAACGTAATTTGCAAATCATCATTTTCATAAAACATTAAGCGTTTTTTATTAACTAATTTATCGTTAATCCACGAACATTTAAAACCAGTTCCGTCTGAATATGTTATAGTTCCTTTACCATTTTTTCTATCACATATCCAATTTGTTTCAACATTATAATTTTGTTTAAAATCATAGTAAATACCTTTACCGTGTTTTAAATTATCTTTAAATTCACCATTATATGTATTATTATTTTTATATTGTATAAATCCATTACCATTAAATTTATTATCAATAAATTCACCGGAATATGAATAACTAACTTTATTATTTTGAGATACTATCAAATCTCCATAACCATTAAACATATTATTATTAAAACTACCATTATATTTACGAAAACTATCATTAAACGTTCCTTCACCTATTTGTTTATTGTTTTCAAATAATCCTACCCTTGTTTCATTATTAAATTTTAATCTACCTTCACCATTATATGCATTATTTTTCCAATATCCTTCATAATTAGGAATTATTTTCGATACTTTTGGATTATACAATACACCATAACCTTCTTTTTTACCATTCTTCCAATTACCACTATACATTAATTCACTATTTTCATTGTAAAACATTCCTTTTCCTTCAAACTTTCCATATACAAATTCACCTTTATACATTAATTTACCTTTGTCATTATATAATTCACCTTTACCTGTTATTGATCCTTCTTTAAATTCACCTTCATAAAATAATTTACCATTTCTAGTTAAACTACCTTTACCATCAAATAAACCATTTTTAACAGATCCTTCATATTTAAAAGTTTGAAATTTATCATATTGTGTATCTATAAAGAACGAAAATGCAAATTGTTTATAAATTGCAATTCCTTTACCATCTGGAAAACCATTCTTCCATTCACCTGTATATTTAATATATTTTCTAATACAAGTTCCAAAACCATTTGGTTTATTATTATTTAATTCCCCAACATAATATTTAGTAATATGTTTTGAAGTTTTAAAAGATTTAAAATTGTTTTTGAGTTCTAAAATATAATTAAACATTTCTAATCTATTTATAATTACTCATTTTTATACTTTTTATATTAGCTATAAATAAATGTCTAGAAGAACTACTACACAAAATCGAGACAGAGATGCAAGAGCCGCTCGTAGAAGTAATATTGTATATGATAGTGGAGAAACTTGGGCAGAATACATTGATAGATGCGAGATTGAAGGATACGATCTTGATATGACAGGTATTGATGATCCTGATCCTTATGTAGAATTATTAGGACAACATCCAGTTACGCACGAAAATTGGATTGAATTTTTTGAAAATTACTTTAATTGGATTTATGATAATTTTAATGATTGTTTAGTATATTCCGGTAATAGAGCGCACACATTTGATGGTCTAATGTATGTTCCATTTCTAAATGGAGGTTTTGATTTGGTTTTTCACCAAAATTATGATCAAGATTCATTAGCCCGCAATGTTGAATTATATAATAATTTATTACAGAACTTTATGACTTGCGTTGAACAACAAGCAATGTTGTCTGGTAGAAACAAAGATGTATTAATTAATTATTGTAGAGCTATAGCCAATTTAATTGCTGATTATAGAGTAACTGGAGAAGCCAATGAACGAAATGGGGTTGCAAATCCTTATAATGATTTTTATGGTTTTTATGGAAGTATGATCATATTTATGGAATTATCTATGAATCACAATGTATTTTATGCATATATTACAGGTGATCGTACCGGTAGAACTAGACGTGTTCCGGATTATCATCCTGAATATTATAGAGGTATTTGGATTCGTAAATCATCAGTTTGGGGTATTGGTGATCCACAATTTGATCATAATGGAATAAGATTTTTAATTGGTAATTATGCTAGAGAATTATTAACATATGCTAGAAATAATAATAGACAACACTATTTATTTAATGTTAATTTAAGACGTTATCAACGACTTGTAGGTGGTGATTCGCAAAATATAAGTTCTATTACTAGTTTAATTAAAACTTTTCCTAAAAATAGTAAAAGTTCTTCTTCTGGTGCTAAATATATGACAAAAGATAATATTAGAACATCAAAAGATATTAAAAATGATATTAAAATTGTTAAATCACAATTACCTGTTAAAAAATATAATAAAGATTTACAAAAAATATTTGAATATGTAGAAACTAATTTAGCTTCAATCACTATTAAATTTAAAAATAAAACAATGTATAAAAAAATGTTATTACCTTTACCACCTGCATATCATAACAGTCCTTATGATACTGAAGTATTAATTAATTTACCAATTTTTGGTGTTCATGTTGAACCAACACCATTAAAAGTTATTAAAGATCATACTGGACATACACGTAAAAAAAAATAAAATATAAAATATATATTTTTTGATTTTTTTATATATATATAAACTAAGTGCTTTTAGCACTCAGCTATTTTGACCGCCAACTCCTTTAAATTATTTTTATCTTTTTTAATTTTTTCTTCGGTTTTACTAAGGTCTTCCTGCAATTTTTTGATTTGTTCCTTGATACTGACAACCTTCTTAGTATCACCTGTAATATTATTGCGGATATTCTTCATTGTCTCAATGATTGCAATCATTGTATCAGCCTCTACCTCTACCTTTGCCTCTACTCCCGCCTCTGTGAAGAGCGAAGCAAAAGAGCCAGACAAGGGAGGAGGAGAAGATGAAACCACGGGACAAGGAGAACACATAGCAGGAACAGTAGAACTAGAGGACATAGTAGAACTAGCCGGTGAATATGAGCTATACTTCTTCTCATAATTCGACCAAGCATTATCATCACTGATAGTAGGATTGCTAATGTTGTAGATGAAAGACCTCGCATCATACTCAATATGATGATCACACTCACAATCCTTGTTGATACAAATCATCGGCATCTTACACTTGTTATCACTATCCTCATAACCCGAAGCACTCGAATACTTCTCGTCATAAATATAATTGATAATAACCCTCTTCGTATAAGAGATGCCGTGACCAAACTTGCAATCCTCACGATTGCACAGGAAGTTCTCGTCACACGTCTTGTGATACTTATACTTACAAACACCGTTCTTGTAAGAAGAGCAATTACCAACCTTGAAATGAGGACAGTTGGTGTGAAACTTGTTGTAGGTCATCATTGTCTTTTGAAGTAAGAATGTAGGGACGGTAGCAAGAAAACTTTTAGCAAAGAAACTTTGAAGTATCTTTCTGTAGTTCAACAGATAGTTTTTTATAATTTTTTAATCATTTTTTATAATAAAACTGTAGATTTTTTACATTTTTAAACAAAAAAATGTAAATAATAAAAATATATATTTTTTTTGTTTTTTATATTTAAATAGAGTGCTTTTAGCAATCAGCTATTTTGACTGCCAACTCTTTCAATTTATTTTTATCTTTTTTAATTTTTTCGTCGGTAGTATTAAGGGCTTCCTGCAATTTCTTGATTTGATCTTTGATACTGACAACCTTCTTAGTATCAAGATCAATATTATTGCGGATATTCTTTATATCCTCAATAATTGATAGCATAATATCACCCTCCTTGTTGTCCTCTACCTGCTCTGTGAAGAGCGAAACAAAAGAACCAGACAAAGGAGGAGATGAAACCACCGGACAAGGAGAACACATAGCAGGAACAGTAGAAGTAGAAGACATAGTAGAACTAGCCGGTGAATATGAGCTATACTTCTTCACATAATTCGACCAAGCATTCTCATCATTAATAGTAGGATTGCTAATATTGTAAATGAAAGACCTCGCATCATACTCAATATGATGATCACACTCACAATCCTTGTTGATACAATTCATAGGCATCTTACACTTATTATCACTATCCTCATAGCCAGAAGCACGGGAATACTTCTCGTCATAAATATAATTGATAATAACCCTTTTCATATAAGAGATGCCGTGACCATATTTACAATCTTCACGATTACAAAGGAAGTTCTCATCACACTTCTTATGATACTTATATTTACAAGTCTTAAACGACGTACAATTACCAACATTGAAATGAGGACAGTTAGTATGAAACTTGTTGTAAGGCATCATTGTCTTTTTAAAAGACCTTCTGAAGGTCTTTAAAAAACTTAAAAGGGACTTTAAGAAGAAACTTTAGTTTGAAACTTTAGCTTACTCTTCTGTAGTTCAACAGATAGTTTTTTATAAACTTTTAATCATTTTTTATAATAAAAATATAGATTTTTTACATTTTTAAACAAAAATAAAAAAATGAAAACATATTTATATATAATATAAAATGAATTACGACTTAAAAGATGATATGTTACAGTGCTTTTGTGGTAATAGTAAATATAGGCATTTCTATTATCCTAAAGAAAAAAAGATAATATACTATCTTTTTGATAATACAAAAACAACACATAATAAAAGATGTAAGTTCTTTCATTGCAAAAGTAATAGTAATAATTGTGATAATAAACAATGTAAGTTTCAACATATTAAAGAAGAAGAATTACCATTTTATTGTAATTCTGTTGGTAAATATGTATTAAATGATTATGTTTATAATATTCATACAATGGATGATAAAGTATTAGGTTGGTATACCCAAAGATCTTATGACGAACGAGATGAAAGAAGAATTCAAAATGAACTACCTAATTATATAATTAATGAATATGAAGATATTCAAAACTTTAAACATATTAAACAATTACAATTAGAATGCGAACCTTTTTTAGACTATAAACCATCTGCACCCGCATATTCACCTAATACACCTGAATATACTTGCGGTCAAAAAAGATACTTTGAAGAACCATATTCACCAACCGCACCTAAATATGATGATGTATATATTCCAATTAAAAAATATAAAAGTAATTTGTATGTTGAACAACAACCACCTTTAAATGCAGATAGTGAATGGTTTGAAAATAGAAGTAGAAATATTAAAATTAATAATATAGGTATTATATATTACATTAAAAAACTTACTGGAGAAAAATCTTGGATTCATCCTTATACCGGTAAAACAAATTTACCTGGTGGTCATCTTACACCTTCTGATGCAGGTTTAGTATAATTTTTAATTACTTTATCTGCATAAAATAGACTACCACTACTTGGTTTTGTATGTGATCGTTTTTTTAATAATATATCATCTGAAGATGATAATTGTTTATCATATGTAGGTTTATATTCAATTTTTACAATTAAATTATTTTCAATTTTATACGTTAGAATGCTTATTAGTTTTAATATTCTTTTATATAAATATAGATTTATTATTAATAATAGTAAAGCATAAATATACATTTTTACTTCTATAAAATGAAATATTTTAGTAGGTATTAAATAACAATGTGGAAATTAGAAGATTGGCAATATCCATGTTATAATGTTAATAACGGTAGATGTAAGTCATTACTTAAATGGAATAAAACATATAATTTTATTTACGAAGAACAAACTAAAAATATTAGTCCTATATTAACAATTAAAAGACCGCATTCAAGATCATTTTATTTATCTTTATTTGGATTAATACTATCTTTTTGTGGTATATTTAATTTTAATTCAATATACTTATTATATTACAATATTGCTAGTAATGATGTAAGAATTGATAATATTATTATATTCAGTTCTGCTATGATAACTAGATTTTTTATTAGTTTTATTTCAGATAAATATGGTATTCGTATAATATATTCAATATTATTATTGGCTACTGCTTTAATAGGTATATTAAAAAATATTATTAATTAAATATACTACAATTAGTAGAGTTTTAACAGGTTTTTATGGTATATTAGGGTGATCTTTTGTATTATCAGAAACGTGGGTAATACGAAATGATGAAAATAATTATGAAATTGTATTACCATATCAACGTATTGTTAAATAAGATGTTTAAATTCATCTATACTTTCTAAGAAAAAACCTTGACAGGCTAATATACTTCCAGGTCTTATCATTCGTATATATGCTATTACATTTTGTGGTGTAAAATTATATTTTATAATTAACCAAATACATATTAATATACCAGTTCTACCTAATCCAGCTTTACAATGTATAGCAATTAATTCTGTAATATCTGTATTATTGACAATATTCATAAACTGTTTTATAATTTTAATAGTAGGATTTGTCATATCTTTAAAATAAAGATCATGAACTTTAATCGGTTTTACTAAAGACTTATCATATACGTCTTTACCATTTAATCGTATAATCTGGTTAATATTTCTTTTATGTAATTCTGTAATATTATTTTTAGTAATAGAAGGACAAGACAATGCTATAAACTTATTTCCAATAATATGCATATCTTTTCCATCAATTTCGGATAAATAAAGATAATCCGTTAAATCGATTAGATTTAAGTTTAAAGAAAAATACAAAGATTTATAACAATCTATTATAGATGTTCTATATCCTCCGTGTTTAGCAATACAATCAATATAATAATTATTATTATGTAAATGCATTAAATGTGATAATATAAATATTACTTTACTTGGATTATATTTTAATTTTATTATCATATAACAACCAATTAATAATACAGTATTACTCAATTCGGCTTTATCGTTATAAATATAATATACTAAATCACGGTTTTTTAATATTGGATTTTGTATTTTTTCGTGTAAAAAGTCAGAAAACTGAAAAATATTATGGATATTTACAGGTCCATAATCATAACATATTGGATAATTATATTCGTGATAATCTGATGAAAATATAAAATCTTTAGTTGTCCTTATAAAATATTCAGTTTCTTTAAGATCTTTATGGATTGATATATAAAAATTATTAAATACAAATAGTTTATTCATTTTCTTAGATTTAATATTAATATATGTTGTTTTCTAAATAAAGCTTCATTTTTAACAGAACTAGTAAATGATTTTTTTGTAAAAGTAGCATTAAGTTTAATTAAATAAGATTTACGTAAAATTGCTTGAGATTGTAAAAATCTAGTAGCACTAATAGTTTGAATAAACATTAAGATCATTAAGATCTTCATTTATATTTATAACAAT